GGCGTATAAAGGGAGCCGGGACTAACCAAACATTCTACACCCATTCTTATAGTAGCCCGCAACTGCGCCTGAGCTGAAATATTCGAGAACAATATACCACCCATCATACCGTCAAGCATCCTCGGAAGACGAGCTGTCTCCGCGGCACTCAACACGAATGACGGGCGATACTGAATAATCAGCTGTTGCTCTAGAAATGGGAGAGTGGGTTGAGACAACTTTATCGGCATGTAGGCCCCCTCACGACCTGGAGTTTGCGTAGCTAGAGGATAATTCACCAACGATTCTGGTGTAAACAGCACTCCATTCCAGTTATACTGGGGTGGAGTAGCGTTATTATCCTGATTCCAAGATTGGCCCACCTGGGCAGCAACCTTAACTCCTTGATCATAGAGGGTTGGTGCGTCGTAGAAAACAGTCACGCTCATATACTCAAGACGCGCAGATGCCACATTGGCCCTCCACGCATCCGTCTTATTAGCAATTGTCGCGCCTGTTATCTGGGGATTCGAAAACCACGAATCAACCACTCCTGTACCATCTGTGTTAACAGAAAGACACACCATAGGAGCAACTACATTAGGCATAACGCCCAACCATGCCCGGTAAGTTGGCCCGGGAGCCACTGGCTGTGGTATTGAGAACGTCATCTTGAACTCTAATTGCACCGTTGGCATACAACACTTATCAGGGATTCCATGAAATTCTCCTGAAGGGTGCGCAGGGTGCAAAGCCCTCAAACACCAATTTTGACCAGAGGCACTATTCCCTAAGAGCGGAGCTTTCTCTCGAATTCTCTTTTCCAAAATGGACGGATCCATACTACTATTTTATCCGGACTATCGTTACAGCGCCCGAACAAAACAGCACCTCCCTAAAAAAAAGCACGCCTAATCAAGGCTGACGAAAAGGGAGACCACTCAAACCCTGTGAATAACTTGAACACTCGCCTCTCATCAAGCAACAGACCAACTAGCGACCGCACGGACTGCGACGGAACCAAAGATCCACTCGCAATCATTTTGGCCTGCCACTCGAGAGTAGCCTTCTTGTATTCCTCGAACAAGCGAGCACAGGGGAATGAAAGGATCGTCAACGCCACATATTTTGAAAAAAGAATTAGAGAATCGCTACCTTCACGCTGGTAAGCGAATGAGGCTCTTAACTTATCCTCACGGAACGCATACATCAACCAGGTTTTATTCGCAAATGTGCGCATAACAGGATGCATGCCCAGATAGCAGAGATCATAAAAATCTTTACTCCCAGACATGGAATAGTCCAAGTACATCTCTTTGCGAATATAAAATTGGGCCAGGTCATTCACATCTAACGGTGTTCTAGCACTAATGATTAAATCATCGCCAGTACAAAAGTATGTGAATTCCACATGCCTATCTGATTTGTAGCGCTCTAACATAAGAACGTGAGTTAACGAGTTGTCCATAGCTGTCAAGAACTGCCCCGAAGGCATATTCTCTAACACTATTAAATTGCCAAGTACATTAATAGCTCTACGGTAAGTTACAGCAAAGTAGCGACGTGCAAACTCCTGACGCTCGCGAACAACGTGACGAACACGATGCTCAGCGATAGACATGAGACAGCCCATATTGCAACGACTATCCCACGCAGCGCCATCGAAGTCATAGTAATACTGGCCGCTACTGCGTATCTGA